TCAGCCACCATGCGAAACCCCATTGCTATGAACCATTCTTTCAGCTCAAAATTGAATTTTTCCAAATCTTCTTTCTCCATCATGACTACACAGTCATCACCGTTGTTCATTAGTTTCACGTTAACGCCTCTTTCTTCTGCAAATGCGTGGATCATGGCACACATGATTAGGCAATTACCTAAGCCTGTGTTCATATCACCACTAAATCGCTTCCCTTTCACTCTGTATTTCAATTTCCCATCATTACAGAATCCGGCTCCACGATTATTCATTTGCCAAGACAACAACTTGTTCAGGTTGCTATCATTGGGAAATAAGGACGTATAAATGCTATGCTCCCAAGCCAATGCTTGAGGGGAGACATGCATGTCAAATTTTGTGGCATCAAGACCAACTGCAACAGGGTTGTGGAATGACTCCCACTTCCCTTGTGCAATGGCACCAATTTCCTGTACGTTGTATCCTTTCATTACTGTGGGTCCATCACCATAAACTTTCTTGATGGCATCATACAAGCGATGTTCATTCGCTTTAATATAACGCCCCAAGCTTAGATTATAGGCTGGGGCCCGCGGTTGAATACAACGCGGTGCTTTGGTTGGATTTACAAGTTCCATTTTGACAAACGCTATTGATTTAGCGTCTTGACGTGATAGTCCAATTTGCTCCAACTTCTTAAGGGCATTCTCATAGATTGTTCTTCTCCGACCAGTGTACGTCTCCACGACTTCGTGAAGGTAAAACTTGGTGGGTGTCCGAACTTTCGATAATAACTTACTCTTGAAGTTGGACAGCCGATGGTTGAACAAATTGCCATCGACTGTTGGTGGAGCTACGAAATCACCATCGATTTCGCAGTAGTACATGCGTGTAAGCAGCGCACACTCCAAAGTACCTATGTCTGAGTTGTTGACCCCGAGATTCAAGTTGCCAGACAATTCCGTAATGGAATACAGCTTGCGGGGTTTCACGGCTTCCCTAAGGTGTCGGACGACGGTCAGCCTAGGATCAAACAGTTTAACTGAATGATTCATACCGTCGACCACCTCAAGGCCTCCTCAGCAGCCTCTCACCCGTTCACTGTGCTTTCGCCCAGTGAATGGATTAAAGACCTCCTGCCAAAAGGTTCGTGGTGCAGCATCTGAGACCTCCTCACGCAATGCTGTCATGCCTGCACTAGCAAACATTTGAGCACCACGTAAATCAAACTCATCGGGAACAAAAACACCGGCAATAATAACCTCAACAACAGCACGTGCATGTGCTGGTCGCAAGGTATGTTGCTCGATGATATTGTTAGCCATGCGACGAACAGCCATCTTATTAGCGGGGTTTGGCGTTGGACAACCTAAGACATTTTTTATGCGACTAACCACTCCGGCGATATAGTCACCTCGGTGGGGATGGGGCAATCTGCGATGTCTTGTTACTTCTATTACATTTTGACATACACGATAAACACTTGTGGGTCCCTCCACATTGTTATCG